AGGTCCTCTATCGTTGGGTTGACAATGATTGCAAAGTCACCTGCCCAGAGATTAGATTGAGCGTTGTCCAGGTAAATCTTGAAATCGCCGATGGAAGCAGGCAGATCGACATTCACAGAATACTGATACATCGGCACAAGCGATTGCACCGTGATGTTCTTTCGAACCACGTTGTATTGAGTTCGGCGTTGACGAAGGTCGATGATCTCAAACGTGAATTGCTGCTTGATGCGGGGATACCGGCGGAGTGCGATCCGCTGCTCGACACCGTTGTAGTTCGTCAGGACATCAGTCTTGAATTCCCAGTATTCTTTGATCGGAACATCAGGGATCAAGTTGAACGTATCAGAGATGGCAGCGATGACTGTGAGAACGCCCAAGAGGTTCTCAGTGATGAACTGCACAGTCGCCTCGATGCTCGGCTCGCCAGCAGCGATTTGCATGTTCACAGTGCGAAGCTGGAAGTCCTTGATCGTATCGTTGATGGCAAGATCGAACGACAGCACAGAGCTTCCGTTCACCAGAATTCCGGTGATGGTCTCAGTGTCATACCAAGTGTTCCACAGTGTGAACGGGATATCGGTGTTCAACTGCGGGTTGTTCAGTTGCAGCAGAGGCGGAATGACCCACAGACGGAAGTGGAAATCATGGTGATGGTTCGGTGCAATCGTGTAGCTGAACGTTCGACCACCTGGAACACCAGTCGGAGGAGTTCCACCAGAAAGTGCAGTCGAGAAGTCAAACGCATCAACGTCCCGAACCATGCTGCGAATGTTCGCAGAGGCTCCAGGATATTGGGGAACAGCACCGGGCTGACCCAAGACGAGCTGACCAGAATACGACGGGCTGGACCCATCGATGAAACTGACCAGATCTTCTTCTGCGAGAACACCAGCCATCAGACAACTTTCTTATATGCGAGTCCATGCGGCCCGCTGCTCACGATACCGTTCTTTCCAAGCGTGTTCATGGCTTTCTGACACAGGAATGGAAAGACCTGCCATGTGTCGCCAGCATAGGTGACTTCATCGCCGGCCAGAAGGTTTGCGAGCGAGCAGACACGAATGTTCGGAGCCGAGCCGACGTTGATGTATCGCAGCGTCGTGGAGTTCGAAGTCGTATTGGAGATCAGGACCGGGATCGGCATCAAGCTCACACCGCCAGAATACGGCTGGGAAACTGCGAACAGAGCGCTTGCTGAAAACTTCGGGCTGAAGTTCGTGATGTAGCTCGGCGAACCATTCTGAGGTTCGTAGCTCGTTTCAGAAGGACCATAGACATCTAGCAGACGAGAATGATCATAGATCACATCATTCGACGGCCAGATCGGCAGAGTCGGAAACGGGCTGTTCATCGGATGACTGACATAGACGAAGTTGTTGAACGTCAACTGGTTCGTGTAAGAGAACCCAAGACGACCAGTGAAATGACGATAGATGGAAGCGTAGATGCCAGCCTGCCAGTCACGAGCGAAGTTCTCATCGCCGTTGTTATCGGCTGCGAAGCCACGGCAAGGATGGGCGCTCGCATAGGCGAGACCACCATAAGTCATTCCATGCTTGTTCAGTTCTCCGAACGAGAAGTGTCCGAAGACCTGAGCGTCCACACCATTGCTGAACTGGACCACGACGTTGATATGATCGCCGATGCTGGGATCGGAGAAGATATGCCACGTATCGATCGTGTATTCCATGTTCGGGAAATGAGCAGAAGTTGCGCTGCTCGCGGCATTCGTGGTTGCGTTGGCCGGCGAAGTGCCAACAGCGAGCCTGATCCAGCGGGTAGTGTGAGGGACACCGCCGTTCGTATAGTCAGTATTGGAAGCCGTGAACGAAGTCCAGTCGACACCCCTCACGTTGCCCTTGCTGATAGGCCAGCCCGTGCCGATACCACCAGCCTCGACCCAGCCATCAGCGACCGCGTGTGCGAGGACAGCGGCCATGAGAGCGACGTAGTTCCCGGAACCTGTTGAATAAGCCATTAGTCTTCCCTCACGAGGAACCAGTTGCAACCAGCGCGACGAGTCCTGTTCGGGAATGCGCGATAGTTCACTGCGTTGATTGTCACCACCTGCTCAGGCACCACAACGCTTCCAGGAATGACGTAGACACCTTGGAGGGCTCCGAGGTTGCCATAGTCACGACTGATAACGATTGCAGGATAGAGCGGATAGTCTCCTTGGGCTGTCGCGTCCTGTTGGTTCAACCAGTGGTTATCGAAATCCACATAGTTACCAACGAACTGGAAAGGCCAGTTTCCACGAGCAGCACCACCGACGTGATAAGGCCAGACATAGAAGTTCGGAGTATTCCGATACAGGTTTGTCAAGCCGTTGCTGTCACGATTGATGACGTAGTTCCAAGTATTGTCCCACAAGCGAACGGTGGCCGCAAGGTTCCCCGGATCGCACATGCTTGACAGTTCATTGTCAGTGGTGTTGAAAGTCGTGAACGTATCAGTCGTGGCCGACATGAAAAGCGGATGAGGGTAGTTGTCCGGGTCGGCGAACGCACCCAAGAAACCGACATAAGCAGACGTATAGTCGTCAGCCCCAGATTTGACGACCACGATCAATCGGGTCGAATTCATATAGATCCAATAGTCGACAGGGTTGATGTCGAACATCAGCAGGACATCAAAGCCCGGTGCGCCGACCTGATCGGAGAAGCCTGGGATCGCTCCGCTGTATTCAGGGCTGACACTGAACTGGATATGGTTAGAGCTATCAACGAGATTGGAGTGACCACGGGCCTCGATATAGACACGACGGTTCGCGTCATAGCCGGGAGCTTGCCAGATGAACCGGTCGTCCGACCAGTCTGCATAAGGCGAGCTGAAACCGTAGACAGAGGCGAAGTCAGTCCGAACATCAAAACCGATACGGCGTGCCTGAGTGCCAGACGTATGACTGGGATCGAGATACGTGTCATCGAATTGGAAAGTCTTGCTCTCCAAGCTGGTCCAGGTGAGACCATTGGTCCTGAACATCGTAGTCCAGGTGAGATCATCGTTCGACCACTGGATCATGAAGTCTGCAGGTGCTTCCGAAGTAGCAGCAGACGAAGCCTGGATCACGGCTTCACGAACGATAGTGGGCGAGCCAGCATCGAGCTTCACCCAATAGATCTCATCGTCAATGTCAGCAGAACGGAATGCACCCGGAGGGGCTCCAGTCACGACACTACGAGCCGTCCAGGTTCCAGCGATGGAAGCACCACCGAGAGTGGTCCTGAACGAGATAGAGTTCAACGCACGGAAGTCGTTGATGGTGTTCGTGTTCTCGATCCAGAGCAGACGCCAGTAGCGAGCAGCCTTCGGCGAGACACAGTTCATGTCAGTCTCGCCACGGAGTTTCGTCCAGCCGTTTGCCGTGACCAGAGTATTGATAGCCGCGAGAAGTTCGCTCGGCGTGTTGGCTGTTCCTGATGCGTTAGGCATGACTTACCCCAAGACCTGACGGATCGTGCTGGCGTTACGCTGGATCATGTTGACCACAACCGTTTCACCTTCTGCACCATCGAATGCGTTGACAATATCGGAGGGCGACAGAACAGCCGCGACGTTGGTCGTCGTGTTGACCGTCGTGCTGCCACCGCCTCCACCGTTCATTGCGTTCCTCTGCGCTTGCTGTTGGCCGGGAGTGAGAATATCAACCCGCTCGTCGGGACGTTTGTTGAACGCCACAAGTTGCGAGTCGGTGGAACCCGGACCCGTTGGGTTGATACTACCGCCCGTAGCGAAGGATGGCAAGATCGAACCACCCTGACTGAAGCCAGCGAGACCAGCGCCGGGGATGCCCAAGAAGCCGCCAATGAACTGGAGCAGAAGACGCTGCGCCGCGAGCTTGAGAAGCTGAGCGAACAGGTCCTGGAAGAACTGGCGGATATTGAACTGACCGGTCTTGGCGAACTCGACGATGGCGTCGGCTGCACTGTTCGCAGCGTTGACCACGACCCCACCAAGAGCCTCGCCGAACTGACCGGCGGATTGAATGCTGGAAGCGATAGCTGCGCGGAAACCGCCGCCGAGAGAGTTGGCAGCGCGGTCAGCAGCGATCTGCGTCTCGCGCAGCCTCGTGTTATACTGCTCAAGGTTGATTGCACCTTCTGCGAACAGTTCGTTGAGTGCAGCCTGCGTAAAGCGCAGAGTTTCCTGCGGTCCGAGGATCTCCTGGAGAACTTCACCTTGGATCTTGCTGATTTCAAGCAGACGAGTTGCCTCGGCCACCTGTTCAGCTTCAGCTTGGGTGAGTTCACGCTTGATCGCTTTCTCGATACTCAGGATATTGTTCGTGATCTCTTTCTGGATACCATACTGACGTTCAAGTTCGATACGATCTTGAAGCTGGGCCAGTTCCGCAGCGAAGTCAGGAGTGTTGTTTTTCGAGCCGCCGCCGGAACCACCAGCACCGGGCCGATTGGGATCGATCTCACTGTCGGTGATTTGACCGGCAGTCAGCTCTTCAGCAGCAATGTTCTGACGGGCACGCTCGATGACTGCATCACCGAAGCGGCTCATGATATTCGCAACACGACCACCCTCAACGACATTGTTGAAGGCTTCGGTGAAAGCCTGACCAGCTTCGCGACCAGAGCCACCGAAGTTAGTCCGAAGATTGTCGAGGCTCACATCTGCGACAGCCTGCCTGACTTCAAGCCCAAGAAGCTCGCCGACCTTGCTGTCCGCAATCGAGTTGAAGGCATCGATGATCTTGTTGACCGCAGCGACGCCAAGGTTCGCAATGTTCTCGAAGCCGGTAGCGAAGAAGTCAGTGATCGAGTCCACAACAGCGCCGAGCGCACCGGGCAGAGTGTCCCATGCAGCAATAATACCGGCAACGATACCGATAATCACACGCGGGATGAATGTGAACGCATCTATGATACCAGCGACAGCTTGACCAACGATTGAAAGCACCGTGGAGAATACAGTCTTGAAGGCATTGCCGACATATTCAACAGCGGTGCCGAAAGCCCGTTGCAGGAAGTTCGTCACAGGAGAGATTGCCTCAGCGATAAGCTGGAAGGCAGCAATGGCAGCGTCCTTGAGAGACACCACTCCATCAGCCGTGACCTTGATGCGATCACCGAACGTGAACAACGCGATGCCAGCCGCCACGATAGCAGCGACCACCGCCCCGATGGGGTTTGCAGCCAAAAGTGCGAAGAGTCCGGAGACCGCCCCAGCGGCCAGCCGAGCGGCCCCAGCCAGCAGGGGGAAGGTAGCACTAAGGCGGGCAAGGATGCCCGTGCGTGCCGCCTGAGCGGCTCCTGCGCGGGTCGCAGCAGCAGCCGCCGCATTGTCAGCCGCCGTGCTGGCCGTGCGAGCAGCCGTGAGGCTATTTGCGAGGCCGAGGTTGATGCGTTCCGCATTGGCAAGGCGAATTGAGGCAGCAGTCAGCCGGTCACGAGCAGCGGCATTCGCAATGAAACGACCAGTCAGTGTATCGCGTGCGCGGCCATTCGTGAACGCGGCAGTTGCTTCCGCATACTCTGCTTGAGCAGCGCGAAGCTGAGCACCGGACCGGGCAGTCACAGCCGTAAGGTTCGCCACACGAGCGCGGGTGTCAGCAGCGACGGCGGCAGTCTGTGCCGCTTGGGCAGCAGCCGACGAGGCTTGAATGGCACGAAGCCGGGCCAGAGCTCCACCTGCGATTTGCAGCTTGGTGACATAGGCAGAGATACCAGCGATCAGCTTGGCAGTGAACAGCCCAGTGAGAGCAGCAGCCACACCGAGAACGGCGGCGAGAAGAATATCGAAGTTCTCGGAGAGCTTGATGATCAGGTTCGCGACAGCAGCACTCGCGCCAGTCGCATCATCGAAGGCGTCGAGGAATTCGAGGAAGTTGGTCTTCGCGACGTTGAATGCTTGTTCAATAGTGGGATTGGTCTCAGCGAACAGACGGTCGATGTTGGCCTGCGAAGCTTCAATCGCGCGGAACACGGTCTCAGCAGTGAGCTTGCCTTCACGGCCGAGTTCACGCAGCGTGCCACGAGTAACGGTCCCGAACTCGCCGGTCGTGTTGAGGTAGTCGACGATGATGTCAGCAACGGCAGGAAGCTGTTCAAGAACAGAACGAAGTTCGTCGCCGGACAGACGGTCGGAGGCGATACCTTGCCCAAGCTGGACGAGCGCAGCGTTCGCTTCACGGGCAGACGCACCGGAAATGATGGCGGCTTTCTGCAGCGTCTCGGTCACTGCCAGGATTTGACGCTGACCAACACCAAGGTTCTTCGCCGAGAGGGCGATCCGGTTGTAGACATCGGCCGTGGCTTCCAGGTCCGAACGAGAGCGGCGGGCAACAGCGAACAGTTGATCTTGAACCGCTTCGAGCTGAGCCGTGCTGTCAGTCGTAAGCCTGAGGCGGTTCTCCATGTTGGTCAGGGCGTCAGCATACTGTTGCAGACCGCGAGCGATACCTGCACCACCGATAACGAAGAGAGCACGCTGGAGAAGGAAGATGCCGCGCGTCGCACTGTTAGCTGCCTGACCGATTTCATCGATGCGGCGCTTGATTACTCGAGCGCCACTCTCCACAAATCGAATGTTGACATTTTCAGTGACCATTAGATGTCACCTCCATCATCGTCCCCACTACGACGCGGATCGAATACTCGAAACCCACGGAGCGCGGCTCGTGCTTCAACAACGGAAGCCTCAACCGCACCGGGCAGCAGAGCCTTCTCAATATAATCTACATTGTTGCTGATGAAGAGACCAGTCTTCAGGCCCGCACCACTGATACCACGAACAGAGTTGATGCGAGCGTTCCCAGCGGAGATCGCCGCTTGGGCGTTCGCGCTTTCATTTAAGCCTTGACCTTCGGCCTTCGATCCTTTCGGATATGGGCTGTAGGGATCGATCACAGACCGGGTGGGAGCGCCGACACCGACACGCCAGTTGGAGCGAGCCTTGCCAGTGTCAGCTTTCGTGTTGTAGACCAAGGAGCGCAAGGTGCGCTTCGCCATTGAACGAACCAGCGCCGAAGCCGCGTTCTCTACCTGCCTGCCACGGCGGCGAATGCTTTTCGAGAACTGAAGGGTCGGCATTACTTATTCTTCTTCTGCTGGTGGCGAATGTAGGCTTTGTCCATCTCAGTCACGTGATGGTGCATCGCCATGGTTTGATCTTCGTCCAACTCCTTGACATGACAGTATTGCTCGATGGCGAGCCACGGGATCGGGCCTATACCAAACCCGCCGAATGAACGCGACGAGGTTAGATCAAGGAACCCGATGTAGTATAGCTCCAGGCCCGGCCAAATGCTAGGGGCATTTTCAATACGATCAGGTATTGGCAGGCCGCTTCTCACGGCCTGCTTGATGATCTGTTCCTCGATGTGTCCTTGCTCCATCTGGTATTCAAGGACACTTACGAGTTTCCCGAGTCTTCCTCCAGTTCGGCCTTCCGGAAGTTGGCGATGGAGTTCGCCTGCTCCTGGATATCGATGAACAGGTTCGGCAGGTCGATGAAAGCCTGACGGACGTTCTCGTAGTTGAACGGGCCGATCTTGCCGTCGCGCTGCTCGATGCCCTTCTTGGGCTTCCCTGCCTCGATGACCTCCCAGTCCAGGACGATCGTCTTGGCGTAGATGTCGGACATGATGGCGATGGAGCGCTCGTTGGACAGAGCACCGGCCTGCATCGCCTTGCGAACAGGCTTGAGCGCCTTCTCGGCGTATTTCACGTATTTCTTGTTGCCTTGACCGGCCGAGGCGATGCGAACGCGGAAGTCGCCATAGTCGAGCCAGATGCCCGAGGTTTCGAGATCTTCGTCCGTCTCGAAAACGTCATACATACCCATCTTCAGTTCTCCAGTATTTGAGTTGAGTGACCGGCCCTTCCCCGGTCTGGGGTGTTATTTCAACCCGTGCCTTGGATCGATTACGCCGCCGTCGGGACGTAGTCGAAGTAGGTGATCAGGGCCGT